TTTTTAACTCATTTTGTTCTTTTAAAAATGACTTACTTTTTTCAGCATAAATTTGTTTTTGAGTATCTAAGGCTGATTCTAATTGAGGTAAACGTACTCGTGCTTGTGCACGCTGAACAAAAGCTTCTCCAAAACTAGTATTAATTTCCTGAGCTCTTTTTGCGGCATCCTCTGCTGCAAACTTTAAACCAACCCTCCAACTTGCTAATGCCGGTAAAGCTTGTTGAGTAATTTTTATTGCTGCTGCTGCAATAGCAATACCAATTAAAGCTGTATTATCAGCTAAAAGTTTGGCAATAGGCGCAATAACTGTATTGATTACGCTAAGTATTTGTGTAGCAACATTTTTTAAACTAGCCAATAGTTTATCATACGGATTTGCGGTGGCGGCAATTTCGCCAAACTTTTGACGACCTTCTGCTAACACTGCGTTTGCAAAAGCTTGACGTCTTTCAAAATCTGTTAGTGCAGACTCTGTTTTATTTACTGAACGCGCGTAGTCTTCGGCAGCCTTGCCTACTTTTGTAAACAGCCCCAGTTCATCTAATAGTTCAGGCTCAAGTTTACTAATACCGCGTGTCAAACGACTAACTGCATCCGACATATTTACACCTAAAGCCTGACTTGCACCTTTAGCTACTACTCCTAGTTCCATGAACTGTTTTTTAGTTAAACCGCTAGAAGTTGCTTTTGCGGTAGCTTCCATAGCTTCGCGTAAACTAATAGATCCATCGCTAGCTGCTGCGAATTGCTTAGCTAAACCACCCAGAGCAACGCCACTAGCTGCCCCCAGTTGGTCTAGTCCACGAATCATGTTGGTAGTATCCATAGCATCACTTAATGCTTTAAAAGCCGCACTTACAGCAAATACATTGGCTGCGTAAGTAGCATATAGGCGTACTAACCCACCAAGACCCTGTGCTTGGTTTGCAAAGTCTCGTCCGCTTGCTCCAGTAGATCCCATTGATCCACGAGCACGACCATACTCTATATTTTCACCTGCGCTAAAGCTGGCTGCAGCTGCTTTACTACCAGATTTAGTACCAGTAGTATATTGCTGTGCTTTTTGTAATTCTTTATTTAAACCTTTGACATCGTTAGTACGCTGTTTGATACTATTCGATTGATCTTGTAAGCTTAAATTAATATTAACTTGATTTGATGCCATCTGTACTCCTCTTTAGGGTTGGTGGCTAAAACTTTTAATAGCTTGACTAGTGTACATTATAACATGCAACCACACTTTTGTCAAACCAAAAAATTTTTAACGTAAAAAAGCCTGCCAATTTTTAGTTGGCAGGCTTTTCCATCTTTTTCTTATTATTGATTTCGTCTGATCTTACAGCATCAATCATACGTATTAGCATGATAATAAACTTCTGCTCAGATTGCTCAATCTCTGTTGCTTCTAAAACATCTTTTACACCTATCAAAGACTTGCCTAAGTAGTTACCATTCATAGTATCCCACTCATCTCGTAACATTCGATAAGCATTAAATGCTTGTTGTACCTCTATTGGAAAGTCTTCAAATTCCACGGGGATCTCAGACTCAATAGGGTCTGAGCCCATCGTTTCGCACATTTCAAAATACGCTTCTTTGGTCATACCAAGACCCATATTCTGAATATAGTTGACCAACTGTGCGTTTACTTGCTGGAGTTGGTCGTCGAAAAGTTTCCCAGGTCTGAAACCTGTTCACTGATAAATCCGTCAAAATTACTAGAATTTTTCATTAAGTACAGCGCATTTTCAGGCGTATACTCTAGTTCGTCATCCATGTTTTGGCCTTTTAAGTCAACCGGAGCTAGTTGCTCAAGATAACTTAATTTAAACCCTTTCCACCCTTTAACAGCATTCTCAACATATAGTTGCAAGAATAAATCTTCATTAAATTCTTCTGCTGCTTGACGGTTTTTGAAGCTTGTTTTGGTAGACTTCTTACGAATCGACAAAAGTGTTTCACGAGATAAAAATGCCAAATCAACAACAAAACCAGGCATCCCAGGATATTCTACCTGTACTGATTTAGAAGGAACTAACAGTGTTTTTAAAGAGAGAGTAGTCATTTTATAATAATAAGTTTAAAAAGAGAGACTGGAGATCAACCCAGTCTCTATAAAAATGCAGTGGCTAATTAAGCTGCTGCGTAATAAGAAACTTCGAGTTCATTCTTGGCTTCAATATCGTAAGCACCGCCTACAGCTGCACCTTGTGGGTTCAGAGTAATTGAAGTAGAAATAACTTGTTCAGAAGTAATAGTTGGAATTGTCAACATAGTTGTTGGCATTGACAAACTCATGCGGTTTGCATTATTTGATCCACCTAAATCAACTGTTACTGCAAATTTGTTTTCTGTAGAGCTTGAGCTAGCAGTTAACAAGTCGCTTAACAACTGAGCGCTTTCATTTGTACCTGTCTTTAAATAAGCAGTTACAGTAGCAGAAATAGCACGTGAGCCAGTAAAATAAGTAATAGGCTGATTAACCACACCCAAATTAGCAGGTGTCAGATATGTCAAACTGTTATTGATAGTAATGCTACCACCAGTAATAGCTACAGTATAAGTTTTAGCAGTTAATCCGCCAAAGGCCAATGCAGCAATGCTCATTGTAGACAACTTGTTAGCAATATACTTAGCATCAGTATCTTTGTACTTAGCTACTCCGGCTAATCCGCCGCTTAAAGCAACAGTACCAGCACTAGGAGCTGCGATTGTGACAGAAGCTAATTGACGCATTGAAGTACCTTTACCAGCCCAGGTAACAGAAGCAATTGCATCTAAACCAAAGTCAATAGTAGCAGAATCAACGGCGCAATTATCAATTGCATAAGCAACTGCTTCAAATACAATAATTAATCCAAAGGCTTGTAGTTGGTGAGCGTTAGACTTATCAAAAGCAACTTTAGAAACTGGAGTAAGACCTGGAGTAGCTGTCCAACCAGCGCCTGCACCACCAATAGCTGTAGTTCCGGCCATGGCGTTCCATAACACTGACTCTTCGCAAGCAATATAGTCATCTGCATCAGCAGCAACGTTAATTACAGTGCCTTCTTCAAATTTAGGGCGAATATAAGTAGCAAAATTCCAATCAACTGGCTCTAAGCTAGTGTTGAAACTGCGTTGACCGCGAATAGGTGTTGCACCTGCTTCGTTTAAGGTAACTGTTTCAGTACCTGTATTTTGTGAGAATGAGAACCCGTCTTGAACTTGAATCTCAAACGTATTTGTAGCGGTAAAACCTGTAGCGGCTACGCGATTACTTGTATCCAGATTAGTCGTGAAAAATACGCGACTATTGCGAATTAAATTTAATGCCATACTCTTTCCTTTATGATTTTTTGGAAATACTTAAGCACTGTGACTAGATATTTATCTGTTGTCGTACTTGTATAAATCCGAGAGTTATACTAATGCATAGCGCACTTGTAGATTGATTTCACCGACACCATAAGGAGCTAATAGCCCTTCGTCAGTAGTTATTGACTGAATTAATATTTCAGTAGTTGAAAGGTTATTAGTAACGTCATATACTAATACACGATTATTGTTGATTACAGTTTCAAGATCGTTTATTAAATCTTCTAACTGCTGCTGGGCTTCGTTTTCGCTACGTACGTATACTTTAACACTAATGTTTAAAAAGCCCCAAGTAAAGTCGGCCGGATGATACTCACGTATTTCTGTGCCTGCTGTAAGATACACACAAGGGAAGTCTTGAACTTCATCCCAAAACTTAAGTTTAGGATAGCTGTTATCAAATAGATCTGAAGTATACGGAGCATTTCCATCTATTATTTTAAATTTTTCAGCTAAGGCTGTTACAATACTAATTCTTTTTGTCATAGTGATACTGCCCTTAAATTATTAGATACTACTTGTTGTGCAATTTCTCTAATTGATTTAGAGATTAATAATTTGGGGTCTCTGGTTGCCGGTATGGACTGACGTCCGCCAGCGCTAAATGTTGCATATGGATTTTTCATATATGAATAAAAAGCAGTAATAAAACCATCACGACTACTTGTTAAACGTTCTACTTGTACGGTACTAGCAAATCTACCAGTTCTATAATTAAGAACATTCCTACTACCACCATCACCCATGTTGGCACTTATTACATCTTGAAGTTGACTATTTATTAAAGCTGTTAAACTAAAAAGATTTAAACTAGTTTGATTACTTGTAGCCGCTTTATTAGCACTTGCTTTTAAGCCACCAGATTTAGTTTTTGCAGTAGCTTTAGCATCTGTTTTTAGTAAGGCATGCGTTTTAACAGTACCTTTGGCTTTAGCCGTAGAAGTTTTTACAACTCTTGGAGACTTATTACCTTTTAAATTTTCTACAAGTAAATCATTTATATACTCAGATAAAGAAGGAGAGGCTCCAGTATTTATACCAGTATCGTCTAATAATCCGCCTTTGAATTTATTTCTTGCCTGTTCTGCAATAGTCGGTAAAATAGTATTGCCAATATAGGCTTTAATTCTTGCTAACTCTTGTGTACGCAAAGTATTTGTATTAAATGCTGATGGCATTGTTACTACAAATGAAAATTGCATATCTAGCATTTTTCCTGCTTTTTCTGTAAAGTTTTGTTTAAACTTTATTTCGTAATTAGCGTCTAAATATAAGTCAGCTATTGCTAACTCTAATCCTTCGGACTTTTCTTTACCTGACAGCAGAAACTGTCTTTCTTGTGCTAAAGGCATATTAATACCTATTAGCTTATCATTTACATCAAATGCTGCAGTATGTCCTGCATTAATAAAATCACCGATAGTAAAACGATTCTGCGTACTAGAAGAAGCACTATACGGTTTTAATTCAATATCATAACTCTTGGAAAATGCTTCTCGCAGAGCTTTATTTAAAGCTGTATTTACTTTTTCTACAGCACCATTAAAAGTTGGGGCTATTACAACATAAGCATTTTTGCCTAAATTTTCTACAATAGAAGCTGCGTCTGACGCTATAAAAACACCTAAGGCTTTTCCTTGTGTTCTGAGCTTAAACTGAAAAGTTGTTGTAGCATTTCTATACCCAATATAACTTGAACGTTTTGCTAGAGTATTTACTAAACTATCAAAATCTTTTTCTACTTTAGCAATAAAAGGCAGAAAAGGTTTTTGCGGTATAGTTAGCAATGCTGTTTCAATTGTATCGTGCAAAAACTTAATTAGTTTTTCTTTTTTAGGAAACCTAGACTTTATGTAATCATCATTACCTGAGAAATTACTAAAGCCTAAATTAGCAGCTAGTTCTTTTACTATTAGATCTATATCTACAATATAAAAAGTAGGTAAATTAGCATCAATAAGGTCACGTAACTTTTTTGATTCTAGTTTGGCAACATCAAAGTCCTTATACAATGCACTTTTCTGAACCTTAGTATTTGCAGCAGCTAAAGCACTACCAGATATCATGTCTAATAATCTGGAGAAATGAAGCTTTCTTGCCATTATGTAAAGTCCGCCACGTATTGATCTAAAACACGCTTAATTGTAGCGGGTAAGTTAGTTGATGCAACGTAATTAATTTGTGTAGTATTAGGGTTTAAATCGCGGCTACTGTGTACAGCCCCGTTATTTCTTGAATAGTACTCGACTAAATCTAATACTGCTAACTTTAAGTCGCCTGGGATTGGATCAAATCCGCCAAAATAACTTACACGATATCCATTAATTAATTCTGGAAATCCACCAGGAGCCAGACTAATTACAGAGTCGCCTTTTATAACCCAGTCTTCGAACTTTACTAAACTTGTATACGTTTTACCATAATCTGAACTATATGCTACTGAAGATACACTTACAACGGGAGTTTCTTTTAATAAGATCTCTTTAAATCCACCATCAAAAACTTCAACCTTTATATCGCTGTAGTAATCTACAAAAGTGCGACGGCAGTATGATTTTACCAAGTCACTGACTTTAGGTATTAAGAAATCTATTTCTGCGTCTGAATTTGTACTAGTAATCCCCATGTAAGATTTGTACTCAGATTTTGTTATTAAATCTATTGCCATAAATACCTCACTTGTTTTATAAAGGCACAATATACCTTTATAAAACAAGACCCCGAAGGGTCTTGTTAACAATTACACTAGCAGATCAGGTTGCTGTGTACTTGTGTGCTGCAACAGCGTTACCTAAATTAGTAGTAACACGTGTCATGCCGGTACGGAGGCTAGCCACCATAACGCGACGTTGTGTTTCAACCAATTCTTGGGTATCAATGCGGAGACCGCGCTGGTTACCAACGATAAAGTTGCCTGGGTGCAATGCAATAGCGCCTGCAACACCAGTACCTGGGGAAGCGAACTCTGCAGAGACCAACACAGGGCTTCCACCGATTTGACCGATTTGACCGGTTAACAGTGTAGCTTGTGTACCAACTTGGTTCATTGTTTGGAAGGTTGTGTCTTCCAGCAATTGGTAATAAGTATCAGTATTAATGATATAAATTACTTCTGATGGATCCAGACCCCATGCACCTAAACCTTGACGCAATGTGCGAAGCTTAGCAACGTTCATGCCGGCGGCAATAGTGTTACCAGTAGCAGTGGTGTTAGTAGCCCAGTTTGCCAAACCTTTGACAGGGTCGGAACCAGAACCAGCACCTAACAAGAAAGCCTTGTCAACGGCGCGAGCAACACGACGAATCATACCGTCACGAATCATTGGCATCAAAGCGATCAAAGAATCTTCTTCTTCTTCGTATGCGGTATACTCGTTTGTAGCAAGTTTATAAGCATTCAAAGTGATTTCTTTGAAAGCGTGGGTTTGTGTAGCACCAGCAGAAGCGCCAATAGTTGATGTACCAGGAGTAGCAGCAACGTTACCAAACTCAGCGTTAGTAACCCAAGTAGCAGTTCCTGCTTCTGGATTCACTGGCATGGTCATCACATTGGTTTGCATAGCAATGTTGCGGAAAATAGGAGCAACAACTAAGCGACGACGAACTTCATTTTCCATGTTTAATGAAACTTCAAGTTCCCAAGTACCAGTTGTACCTGAAGGCTGGTGAGCACCGTATTTTTGTACTAGTTCACGACCAAATTTTGTGCCGTCCAATGACTTACCAGCCATCTTAGCCAACATAATTGCTTTTTCTTTGTCAGCGTAAGCCAAAACGTCTTTGCTGTCTTGGAAAGACATTTTTGATTTTGTGATTGCTTCGATTTCAGCAGCTTTTTCTTTCAAAGAAGCCTCTAAACCAGCGATAACTGATTTGCTTGAATCTTCAGCAGCAGCTAAACGCTTCTCAACTTCGGCCATCAAGCGCTCAGCACCTGTGTCGCCAGTAGAGATAGAAGCAACAGCGGCTTTAACGCGTGCATCTAATTCGGCTTCTGATTTGTCAGCAGCGGCTTTTTCGGCCAATGCTTTTGCCTGTGAGTCGGCGATGGCTTTAGCAGTGAGCTCAGCCGCTTTGTTAGCTGCATCAGCCAACATTTGTTCTAATTGTTTAGGATCCATTTCCCATTCCTTTTTAATTTCGCCGATTGCTTCCGTTGAGGATT